CCATGAAAACGCTTAAAAACTGCAGTGAGCTGCATGTGGGTGCGGTATTAAGAGTCAGGGAGAATTTCACACGTTCAGGCTCAAAAAAGAGATATACAGATAAAGAGGGGCAGAGGAAACAGAGAAACAAACTCTTTGACAGGATTACCGTCCTGCATGTTGTTATTGCAGACACATCAGAGGATAAGGTAGAAACGCTGCTTAATAACTTTCTTACAGGCATATCAAAGGGCTTTGAGGTAAACGGAAACTGGATAGACCTTGAAATATCTGATGCTGAATGGCTTGAGGAAGAAGACACCATACTAAAGGCAAAAATTACCGTAGAGTTTGATGTGACATTAAAAGGCGGAATATATGTGGATACTGATGTGGTTAATATTGGACTGGGAGATGTAAACGGCAGTCCGGAAAGGATATAGGATGGAAACAGAAGTTTATAAGGGCATTGAGGAGTTAAAAACTATAAAGGAAACCCCGGACGCTGTCTTTGAAGGTGTCAAGGCAATGATGGAGTGGACAAGCGGCAGACAGGTAACAGAGGTAGAGTATGATACAGCTGTTGCAGAGTTTAATAATGCTCCGATTGATGGGAGGTAGATATGTTTAGTGAAGTAAATGTAAAAGTTGAGGATGGGAATCTGGGAAGAAGCAGCATTACATCAAGAAATGCACAGGTAAAGATTGGTGTTTCGGATGTAGAGAGCAGTATTCCGCTTTTAATTACAGGAATGATGAAACCTGATGAGATAATGGAGAAGCTTGGCAATACACCACTTGCAGATGCCTGCATAGATGCCACAGAAAACGGATTAAGTACCATTTATGCCATACCGGTAAAAGCAGACATAAACGGCAGCAAAGGCGAAGTAACCCACACAGGTACAGGAAGCGGAACTCTTGATGTATCAGGAAATCCAAACAATGCCTATGACATAGTAATTAAAATTAAAAAGGGTGGAAAAGCTAATACAGGAAGCTTTAAGTGTTCGGTTGATGGTGGCAACAGCTATCTTGATGAAACAACTATTCCTTTAAGCTTAAAGTATGAAATACCGGGTACAGGACTTGCCGTTACCTTTACGAATGGAAGTTCTGAAACAGCCTATGTAGAAGGCGATGTCTATTCATTTGCGACAACTGCACCGGGGATGAACAATAACACAGTACTTAAAGCTGTTGAAATGTTAAATACGTTTAATAAAAACGTTGAAATCTGCCATATAGTTGGTACATCGGCAAAGGCTTTGTGGGCAGCCCTGCAGAGTAAGGCAGAAGAGCTTCTAAACGTATATAAAAAGCCTGTTATATTCCTGCTTGAAGGCAGAAGATGCGGCAAGAGTGAAAGCATTGATGAGTACCTGCTTGCGATGGAAAATGAAAGAAAAGGCATTACAAGCAAGTATCTATGTGTAGTTCCAAGCTATGGAATATACACAAGAAAAGACTTAAGGACACAGGAAGTGAACTTTGCAGGTCTTATATCAGGTCTTATAGGCAGGGCAAAGGAGAGTTTATCAATAGGCTGTGTGGAAGAGTTCCCTATAAGCTCTGCAAAGCTTATTAAGCTTGTGCCGGAAGGAATAGAAAACTACAGCAGACAGCTTGATGAATTAGGTTATACAGTATTAAGGCAGTATGTTGGAAAGGATGATTTCTATGTGTCAAATGCCAATGTAATGGCAAAGCCCGGAAGTGATTTTCCTTATGTTGAGAGTGTAAGGGTTCTTAACAGGATAGTCAGGGAAGTATCAATGAAGGCAACTGATAAGGTACAGACTGAAATAGATCCTGAAAACCTTGAAAGCAGCATAAAGGTTATTGAAGCTTATTTAAACATTGCGGTTGAGGAATGTGAGAACGATAAGATAATCAGCTCCGGAGAAGTAAGCATCAATAATGAAGGACTTAACATACTCGCAGATGAAACACTTAATGTAAATGCAACCTGGGTTCCGATGGGAACTGCAAGAAGATTTAATTTGAGCTTTGCCGTAAGCAATCCAGCAGTACAGGGAGGTGAGTAAATGTCAAAACAGCTTGTAAATGGAAAAGTCTATGACTGGTCAAGTATCACTATCAATATGACCGGAATGGACAGCATAGAGCTTTTAGAGATTTCCTACGATGATGAGCAGGAGCTTGATCTTATATATGGAAAAGGTGGAAAGATAAGAGGTTATGGTACAGGTAACCAGAAGAATTCAGTTAAACTTTCAATGCTTAGGGAAGACTTTAACGAGATGGTAAGAGTTGCTAAAAAGAAGGGACTTAAG